GGTTGGCAAGGTTGTAACCTAACTGAAATCAACGGAGGCAAATGCAATACCGAGGAAGACTTTTATAAGGCATGCCGAGCAGCGTCTATCCTCGGTACCCTACAAGCAGGGTACACTGACTTTAAGTTCTTATCAGATACTTCTAAAAAGATATTTGATAGAGAAGCATTACTAGGAGTCTCTATAACCGGATGGATGAACAATCCAGAAATACTTTTTGATGAAAAGATTTTACAAAAAGGAGCTAAGATTGTTAAAGAAGTTAACAAAGAAGTGGCAGCTATTCTTGGTATTAACGCTGCTGCTCGTACTACTTGCGTCAAACCTAGTGGTAATGCATCAGTTCTACTCCAAACAGCTTCTGGTATCCATGCTGAGCATTCGAATATGTACATAAGAAACGTGCAGATGAATAAAGAGTCAGAGATAACTCAAGCAATAATGAAGACAAATCCATATATGGTTGAAGACTCTGTATGGTCAGCTGGTGGTACAGATGTAGTTGTATCTTTTCCAATACTGCCAAAGAAAGGTTCAATGTATAAAGACGATCTATTAGGCGTTAAACATCTTGAACTAGTTAAGAAAGCTCAAAAGTATTGGGTAGAAACTGGTACTAATGAAGACTTATGCGCAGATAATGGTGTAAGACATAACGTATCTAATACTATCATAGTAGATAATTGGGATGAAGTTGAAAAGTATGTATTTGAAAATAGGCATTCATTCGCAGGTATTTCTTTCTTAGGTATGACTGGAGACAAAGATTATAATCAAGCACCAAACACTGCAGTGATTACTGCAAAAGACATGGTAAAGAAATATGGTAATGCAGCAGTCTTCGCTTCAGGCATGGTAGTTGACGCATTAAAATGTTTTAATAACTTATGGGATGCGTGCGCAACGGCAAAAGGCTTTGGTCAAGACATATCTTTAGAAACGTCAGAAAATGCTATGAAAAGAGACTGGGTAAGAAGATTCAAAAAGTTTGCAGATAACTATTTAAATGAAGATACCATGTTAGCTGAATATTGTTTAAAAGATGCGTACTTACTTCATAAATGGAATAAGATACAATCAACTTTAAAAACAGTTGACTGGAAAGAAGACATAAAGGAAAGAAAATATACAGATGTTGATACACTCGCTGCAGCTGCATGCGCCGGTGGCGCCTGTGAAATCGATTTCTAAAGTTGTTTCTCCTTGCATTAAGATTTGTACCTTACAAGACAATTTTTGCATTGGCTGCGGTAGATCTACGCAAGAAATAGCTGAATGGACGAAAGCATCTGATAAGAAGAAAAGAGAAATCCTTGAAAGATTACCAGATAGATTGCGAAGAATGCGATGAAACCACTTACGTGGCTTCGTATATAAAACCAAAATACTGTCCAGTTTGCGGAAGAAGAGCAGAACCGGAAGAAGTAGTACAAGAATAAATAAATGTATGTGGTATTATAATGAAGCAGTATTTGACACAACACCAGAAGAGTTTCAAGGATTCGTATACCAACTTACCGAAATTCATACCAACAAAAAGTATATTGGAAAAAAGAACTTTTGGAAACCTAAAACCCTTCCCATCACTAAAACACGTAAGAGACGCGTACGCACGCGCGTCGAATCAAACTGGAAAGAATATTACGGCTCGTCCAATGAAGTACGCAACCTTGTGGAAATAAATGGACAAGACCAATTCAAGAGAGAAATATTAAAACTTTGTAAGACCAAAGGAGAAATGTCTTACTATGAAGCAAAACTTCAGTTTGAAAACAACGTTCTATTCAGAGACGACTACTTTAATAACTTCATAGGTTGCAGGATACACGCAAAACACTTAACAAGTTAAGTGAAAAAACGTTTACAAATGCAAAAAAGTATGATAGAATATATCTATCAAATAAAATATTAAGGAGTTATTATGGGTATTTTTATTGGCAAACATAACAGGCGATCAACTTCTTGGATTGGCAGATTTGATCCAGCTAATCAACAAGACATGCGAGAGTATGATATAGTAAAATCTATCGTCAAGATAGTAAATTCTAATTCTAAAGAAAAATTTAGAGTTGAAAAGAAAGGTCGTAAACCAAAACACGGCTTTATATACGGCGGTAATCCTCGAGGTGGCATGAAAAATGCTACACTATGGGATGTATATGTTTGGAAAAGACGTGAATCTAGATATCCAGATCCAACATGGAGTGAATACTCATGATTATAGTTGATTATAGCGGCATCGCTTTAGCGAGTATTATTATTAATAAAACGTTTGATGAAGGTATGATACGGCATATGATACTTAACTCATTAAGAATGTATCGTACTAAATTCAAAGATGATTATGGCGAACTTGTAATAGCTGTCGACGGCGCAAATAACTGGCGTAGAAAAGCTTTTCCACAGTACAAAGCTAGTAGAAAAAAAGATAGAGATAAGTCGTCCTTTGATTGGGGCGAAGCATTTAGAATACTTCATATGGTAAAAGACGAAATAAAAGAAAACTTTCCATATAAAGTTATTCATATAGATGGCTGCGAGGCTGATGATATTATAGGTACAATAGTTACTATGAATCCAGATCCAAACAGAGATTACAAACATGAAAAGATTATGATTGTATCTTCTGATAGAGACTTCTTACAACTGCAAAAGTACAAGTTTGTAAGACAGTACTCGCCACTTCTCAAAAAAGAGCTAGTAGAAAAGAACCCTAGATTATATTTACAAACTCATATTATCAAAGGTGACAAAGGCGATGGAGTACCAAATATATTATCTGATGATAATACTTTTGTCGAAGGCTTTAGGCAAACACCTATGTCTAAAAAGAAGATAGATAATATTATACAAGATCTTGACGAAGGAGAATTATTATACGCTGCTTCGTGGTACCGTAACTATTGCAGAAACAAAAAATTAATTGATCTCACTGAAACTCCAGAAGATCTAAGAAAAGAAATTATAAATAGTTTTATAAGACAAGACGTTTGGAGTAATAAGTTTAAGACGTTTAATTACTTAGTTGCCAAGCGTTGTAACAATTTGATTGAAAGTGTACAGGAGTTTATTTCATGAAACAGTATGTTTATGAAGTCTTAGAAGAAGTAACAAAAGCTCGAACTAAAGACGAGAAAATTAAGTTACTCAAACAAAACGAAAGTTGGGCTCTTAAAGACGTTATAAGAGGCTCAATGGATTCTAAAGTGATGTGGAATTTACCTACAGGTTCTCCTCCATATACCGCATCTCCAGCACACCACCACCCTTCAAATCTACTTAGAGAGAATACTAAGTTTAAATATTTTGTAAAGGGAGGCCCTGGTGACAAGATGCAGAAATATAAGAGAGAACAAATATTCATAGGAATCTTAGAAGGTGTGCATCCTGAAGATGCAAAAGTTGTTATTTCGATGATTAACAAACAAAATATAAAAGGTCTATCAAGACCTGTAGTAGAGGAGGCTTTCCCAGGATTATTACAAGACTGACTCTACTATTGTAGAAAGGCAGTAACATGGTACTAAAAATTGTTAAAGATTTAGATATTCAAGCTTCAAAGTTAAAAAAGAGAGGTAGAATTAATCGAATGAATAAAATTCTTAAAAGAAGAAATTTCATAGAAAAACAAATTAAATTAACAAAAGTACCGGAGGTTTACATTTCGACTTAAAGACAAATATAAATATTTACAAGCGAACTAAATTATGTTATAATATTATTATTTAAAGGTGATACATGAATATTTTTATACTAGATAAGAATCCCGTTAAAGCAGCTCAAATGCTTTGCGATAGGCATATTCCTAAGATGATTGTGGAATCTGCACAAATGCTTAGCACAGCACATAGGATGCTTGACGGCAAGCCAGAGAAACGTAAGTCTCGGTCTGGAAAGACTATGCAGACTTACTATGCATTTGGCGACATCCGTGATAATCTATATTATGCTGCAGTCCACAAGCATCATCCTTGTACAACATGGACCATGGCAAGTAAACAAAACTATGACTGGCATTACGGTCATTTTGCTTCCATGGCCAAAGAGTTTGAGTATCGCAGAAATAAAAAACACGTGACTTTTGAAAAGCTCGGTGTTATTCTTGCGGCTCCTCCGGAAAATATTCCGCATGTTGGACTGACCGAGTTTGCTCAAGCCATGAATCATTATCCGGATTGTAAAGTCCCAGGTGACGCGGTTCAAGCGTATCGTAATTATTATCACCAAGCAAAAGATTTTGCTAAATGGGAATGGAAAAGA